TAAATCCTTGCTGAATTTATAGGGATTGGTTTATTGTGTGTTTCTGAAAGAAGGCGATGGAATGGCTACCGCGCAGCGGTTTAGTTCTTCAAATCGTAATCCTCAAATCACTCTTTACGAGTTGTTGATACAAAACGTAGTCCGGGTATTCAGACCCGTTTGATAGCGGACATAAATGTTTGCGCTACGCGTCAATTCTTACCTGGTCTTACCCGGTCTTACCCGCAAAATACCTTGTCAAGTCCTTTAACTGCCGTTTGAGAGCCGCTCAGACCCACCCAGAGCCAGCCGGAGAAAACACAAAAATCAGGGCTTATAATGCAGCCATGAAAAAAGGACGGACTTCTAAACCCGATAAACTCGAAATTCAAAAAGCAATCTGTAATATGATTGCCGCATCAAACAAATCTGTCCGCAGTATTCTCAGGGAATTATCAAAATCTATGAATGGCATACCTGATTTGTCCACATTCATGGAATGGCTCAGCGATAAAGAATTTGCACAGCAATACGCGCGAGCGAAAGAAGAACAGTACGCGTTTTTAGCGGAGGAAATACTGGAAATTGCCGACGATGAAAGCCTTGATGTTGCCTTTGACGATAAGGGCAAGCCGTTTGTTGACAAGGAGCATATCACCCGCTCCAAACTCCGTGTGGATGCCCGCAAGTTGATTTTAAGTGAACTAAAGCCGAAGACATCCCTGGACAAAACAAGCGCGGGGCATGGCGCGGAGACAGGTTTAACCGTTAACATTATTGATAAATTTGAGGTCAAGTAGTGGAGATCACAATTCCATACAATTACACGCCGCGAAATTATCAGACAGGCTTGTTTAATTGCCTTTCAAGCGGTTATAAGCGCGGGGTGGCTGTATGGCATAGACGATCAGGCAAAGATAAGACTCTGTTAAATCTCAGCGTAAAAGAAGCCCACAAGCGCGTGGGAACGTACTATTACTTTTTCCCAACGTATAACCAGGCGAGAAAAGCTCTCTGGGACGGAATTGACCGCGACGGATTTAAGTACATGGATCATATCCCCGAAGAGCTGCGCGAGAACACAAATCATAGTGAAATGAAAATCAAGTTAAAGTGCGGCTCAATCATTCAGTTCATCGGGACGGACAATATTGATTCGATCATGGGTACTAATCCCGTCGGGTGCGTGTTTTCTGAGTACAGTCTGCAAAACGCCGAGGCATGGGATTTAATCCGGCCTATTCTAACGGAGAATGGCGGTTGGGCGCTTTTCAATTACACGCCCAGGGGAAGGAACCACGGATTTCTCTTGTACGAAATGGCGAAGAATAACCCCGAATGGTTCTGCGAATTGCTGACCGTCGACGATACCGATGTCATCACCGCCGGCATGATCCAGGCTGAACGCGAATCAGGGATGTCGGAAGAGAAGATCAAGCAGGAATACTATTGCTCATTTGAGGCGTCTCTTCAAAAATGCTTTTTTAGCGGCGTGCTTGAAGATCATAAATATTTACAGTCCGGAAACACAGGCAGTATTCTAGTTGATAAAAAGACAAAAGATATTGATTTTGTCGAGAATTCGCAGGGAACGATCGAACTGTGGCGTTTCCCGTATTTCCTGACGTATGGCTGGGATCAGCACTACTGGAAATATCGCTATTGCATCGGCTCTGATATTTCCGAGGGATTGCAGCAGGATTATTCTGTGGCTTATGTCTATGATCGCTGCAAAAAAGAGTTTGTCGCCCGTATGCGCACAAATACGATTGATTCGTATAAGTGGGGGGACAGGCTTTTTAATCTTTCGCGGTATTATGAAAACGCGCTGATCGTTCCGGAGAGAAACGGCGCGGGCATCACCACGATTGACAGGCTCATCACCCTAAATGCTAATTTATATGTCAAAGAGAAAATTGATTCAATCGGCAAGGTGCTCACAAAGCAATACGGTTTTTTAGAGACTGCCGAAGCAAAGCAGCTTGTCTGCGGCTCTCTTAAATCATATCTGGCAACGCACAAGCCCGTATATTGCCGGCAGTTGCTTTCGGAGTGTTCTACTTTTATCAAGGATGAAGAAAAAGAAAAGCTGGGCGCGGACAGCGGATTTCATGATGATTGTGTGATCGCTGCGGCTCTGGCCCTGCATGGAGATTTTTATCTGCCGAAGTGTGAAAAGATTCCGTTGCCGGTGAGTGGCTGGAGAGCGCGTCAGGCAGAAGAAAAGAAAGAGGGGGAAATATGGGCGAGTTGAATAGGGAGAAACTTAAGCGCACAAAAGAAGTCGTTAAACTCGATGGCCGTTTATTTGAGGCCTGTAATGAATTACGGCACACGGTTGAAAATTTAAACCAGAACGCGGATATTATTATGGCTCAGGGACTTTACCGAAAGAAAGACCCGGACGCGATTATGACAATTGATTGTGACGGAGTCGTGGTGGGCTACAAAATAAAGGAGTGTTCACCGCTTGAGATCAATCCGTATTACGACCGGTATGTTTATGTGAGGACTCCAAATTACCGGCTTAAAGATTTATCAGACAAGGAACTGGCGGCAATAAAATTTACCGTATTGGATGCGTTCTTTGAACAGCAGCAGGGAGAGATTCATGTTGAAGTTATCGGGGAAGGGGCGCTTTTGATGTGGCAGCGGTTCATGGTGGCTTTCGCGTACAAATATCAGAACGCGACTGTGCAGGTGCCAAAGGAATATTTGGGTTAAAATAATATGCAAAACGATGATTCGACATCAGTAACTCCCACTTCGGGAATCAACATCAAGAAAATACAGGAATCCGGTGCGGATGACAAGGTTGTGGAAGTCTATCGCCTTTTGAAGCGATACAAGGAAGACACCGACCGGCAGGATTGGGAGAAACAGGTCTATAAGCGCGGCTGGGAAGTTGCCTGGGGAAAAAAGGACGCCTTGTGGTCGGACGAAGAAAAGAACCAGATGATTAATCGCGGGCAGATTCCTATTGCCATCAATGATGTCAGCAAAGGCATTCAGGGAGCCGCGGCAGTGGCTACAGCCAATAAGCCTGGGATTAATGTCAAGCCGATAGGTTCGTCTGATTTGTACGTAGCGGAACTGCTCAAGCGCGGGTTTGATTTTGTGTGGGGGCAGAATAACGGCGGGGAAGTCCTGTTTGATGTGGTGAAGGAATGCAAGACGGGGTCGCTGGGCGTGATCGATGTCAAGTTCGATGAATCCAAAGGCAAGTTCGGTAAAATCATTTTCCTCTCCGATAATCCTCTGGATTACTATTTTGATAAGAAGTCGCGGCTTGCCAGTAAATCGGATTCCCATATTATAAAGGCTCATCTGATTACGCGAGAATATGCCAAAGCCAATTACGACGTCAGCGATGATGACCTTGAGTTTAATATGGTTCCGAAGGATTCCGAAGAAGGTGAATCCTCCGCAGGTCATCCGGGAGAGGACGAATACGCTCGCATGCAGACTTCCGAGGATAAGGACAGTAGTGTTGAGAACGATCCCGCAGACGACGCCGATGTTTATGAAATCGAAGCGTGGCTGATCAAGAAGGAGAAAGCTTACTCTGTGATGACGGTTAACCCGCAAACGTCCGCTGTCGAGAAGTTTGATTTCGATACAAGCAAGGAAGCCAAAGAAAAGAAGGAAGAATTGGAGAAAGAGTTTGGATTGACGGTCACTTACAAAGAGAATGTTACCGAAGTCCGAAAGCAGCGGATCATTGTCGGCAAGAAACTCATCTCCGAAGAAACCAATCCTTACGGTTTGGATTCCGACGGCGATCCGGTTATTCCGAAACTGTTAATCGGCCATGATCGGTCGTACAGCGGCTATTTTGTGGGGCCGACGTACAGGGCTATCGAGATCAGCAAGAGCCGCAATAAACGCCGCACACAGACGGTTTATGTCATTTCTAAGAACATTGACGCGCCTGTCATGATGACGGAGGGCTGCAAGTGGGAGAACGATCCCAAATACGGCGATAGCCTGAAGGTGCCCAAAGACGCGCCGTTTCCGCCTTCGCGATTACTGCCCGGAACAACGTCTTCAGAACTGATGGCGATGGAACAGCGCGACGAGGTGGCGCTCAATGATGAGTTCGATATGCAGGAAGTTATGAAGGGGAAACTTCCGCCGGGCGTTGATTCCGGCAAACTGGTTATCGCCCTGCAGGATCAGGCCGGCATGATGTCTACACCATTCTTAGGCGTGGTGGAATCAACCATTGAGAAAACGGCAAAAGTTATCTTTGCTTTGATGTTGAGGCACTGGCCCCGCCAGATGTGGGAGCGTTTGATTGATCCGGATGAAGTGAGCAACTGGCAGCCGGAAAAGGACAAACAGATTGACCCGAACACGGGAGAGACCGTGCCGCCCAATCCTAACGATATCCAGGCCAAGTGGATAGCGGCTGTCGATCAGGTACGTCCCGCGGACATTACCAAGGACCCTCCGATTGATCTGGAAGGTCTGCATATCAAGATTGTTGCCGGTTCGACGACGCCGACAAACAGGATGGCCAAAAGGCTTGATGCCATGGAAATGGTGAAAGCCGGTATTTATCCGCCGGAGATAGCTCTTGATTACATTGATGACCCGAATGCGGATAAAGCAAAGATATTGTTACAGCAGCAGCGTCAATCCGAAATGCAGGCTATGGTTGCTCGCAGCGGAAATATCAGGGGGTAAGAATATGGCAGAATTAAAAGTGTTTTCACCTCCGGCACGTTCGGACCACCTTCGCCAGCGGAGGAAAGAAAAAAATTGTCATTGCGAGGCGACCCTTGGGAGCCGTGGCAATCTCGTAAGACATGAGATTACCACGCCGCGCGAGGCGCGGCTCGTAATGACAGAGGAAGCATGTGAAATCATTGAATATTATTAAAAGATTTTTCGTCTATCTCTTGACATTCTGGTTGCTTATGTTGAATCCATTCGGCGTGTCCGTTGCTTATTCGCAAAATATTAATTGGCAAACTAACTCTATCTGGAAGTGCAATAGCCTCGGATGTAATCCAATCATTTATCGTTTTGACGGGATTAGAAATAAAAGACAAACCATTTTTCTCGATAGATTTTTTGATAGTGTTCTGCTCGCCAACAAAAGTAACATCAGATCTACCTGTTTCAAGTCGTGTTTTATGTTGAGTGGGATTATACCTATATTCTACCTTGACTGGCTGTGCAACGCAAGAAACGACATAATGAGTTGTTACATAGAAAATAGGAGAAGGCTTGGCATCAACCGCAATAATAGTAGATACAGCCGTTCTATCTTCGGTATTATAAGTCTTCATGAAGAATTCTTTATTTTCTTTCCTCATCGCATTAATAAATATTTCGATCCTCCTCTTGAGAACCGTATTATAGATATTGATTTTGCTTTCTATGCTCCCCCGTTTTTTAAAAGTATTTTTAGCGATTTCTATAGCATTAAAGTTTATGTTTTTGACATGTCCCGAAATAATTCCACACATGGAGAAAAACACATTATTGACTTGTATAATTTTACAACATTTAGAGGAATCTGCCCCATTTATGCTGTCAGCCCCAATAAAAATATCATTATTGGTTCTAATGATAGCAATAGTCGTAGCTTCCGATTGCAAGCAAGTGGACAAAAAAAAGATAAAGAAGAACGCAATAATTATGGCCCTTGTTCTTTTCGAGCAAACACGAATACCGGAGAAATTGATATATGTCCAAATGATGACAATAGATGTTTTCATTTACGCGGTCCTAATACTAATAAATTACCTATATACAATATAAAAAAGGAGGGAAGCAATTGAGACAACTTCTTTCTTATTACAACTACAAAAATAATCAAGCGGAATATACATGCTATGAAAAGATTAGATTTGAAAAGAGCATTGGTCATTATCCAAAAAAAATACCATTTTACTTATTACGATTCAAGAGGTTATAATATGGCAGAATCTAACAAATTAAAGGAGACAAGAATATGGCAGTATTAACACCATCGAAAAGAAATAGTTTGCCGTCATCGGCGTTTGTCTTTCCTGATAGCAGAAAGTATCCGATTCACGACCTTGCGCATGCGCGAGACGCTTTGTCGCGGGTCTCCGAGTTCGGGAGCTCTTCGGAAAAGTCGGCAGTGAGGGCGGCGGTAAACAAGAAGTATCCGACTCTGAGAAAGAGACAGACGATAAAAGGGTAGAGAAACGGCAATTTTAAAAGTGTTTCCTCCTCCGGCGCTTTGCGCCACCTCCGCCAGCGGAGGACATTAATTGTAGGGCGCGTTTCCCCAAACGCGCCGCTCGGATCGTTCGGGGAACGATCCCTACAGTATGACAAAAGAAGGGTAGGGCATGACCGAGGCAATGACTGACGTGCAGAAGAAAATCATCATTGAGATATTAAAAGCACTCAAGGGCATTGAAAGGATGTTGCAGGAACTTATTAAATAACAGCTTACGTTTCAATCACCACACGAAATTAAAGGCGGCTAATCTTGAAAAAGATTGCCGTCTTTTTTTATGCCTTCTGGACGGGCTTTAAATGTCCTGCAATTGGCTACTTGACGGCCACAACAGTCATGCAAAGGAAAGAGAGGAATTATGTTGGGAGATTTCGCAAAAGAGGAATTTAGCAAAGAAGAGCTGGAGGCTTTGGGAGAAGCACCGGCTACTGTTGACGATTCAAAAAAGACGGATGAGGGCACCGGAAAAAGCCCGGAAGAACTTGAAGCCGATAAGGTAGCTGCTGATAAGGCCGCTGCCGCTGAGACAACTCAGGACACTTCCAAAACCGTGATTGATGACAAACCCGCTGAATTGTCAATAGAGGAAAAAGTAATAGCAGAAACCGAAGGTGTCAAGCTCGTCACGGAGAACGGCAAGCAGTATCTCATTGACGATGATGGCGCGAAAATACCGGTGGAAAGATGGCGTAAGAACTTTGCAAAGACACACGCCGAAGTTGACAGCGCTAAAAAGGCCACCGAAGAAACAAGTAGAAAATTAAACCTTCTCAAAGAGTTAGGAACGGAAAAGTTTTAC